CTTGACCCTGTTTGAGGCAGAATACCGCCACCAATAGCCATAGTTAGCTCCTTAAAGACGGGCATCTCTGCCCAAACAAATTACACCCTCTTTTACAAACCGATAGGACGTGTGGGTTTCCGCAAATCTGCGAAAGCACGCACGGCCTCTTGCTGTGCTGCACCTCTGGGGTCTTTCCAATACTTGCCAAGATCAAACTGGCGAATAGCACTGGGGTTGTACCCTGTAGGCGTAGGCTTTGCAGCTTGTTTCATCCAGTTGTAGTGCTCTGCAGCCGTCTCATGGTCTGCAATGCGTTTCTCCAACATTAACTTTTCAACTTCTGGCATCTCGTCTTCAGAAACCAAACCTTTTTTCACGACTTTACGTCTGATGTTTTCAAGGTTTTCTACTGCTTCACGCTGTGCAAACTTGGCCTTGAGAGCTTCGTTTTCTGAACGCATCTGGTGAAGTGCAGAATTGGTGTTGTCCTCAATGTCGAGTTCTGGCACGTTTAGACCAGGACGAATTTTTTTTGTCAACCGCAATATATCCTTGCGTGTTTCTGGCGTGTCAGCGAGTTGCTGCATTAGGCCAGCAAGCTCGTCTCTTTGTTCAAGTGACAGGTTTTCTAAAGACATTTTGTTACCCTCTTACCGTGTTAGATTACTTTTTTGCCATCAGCTGGCTTTTCAACTCTCATGCCGTTCATGGCTGCTTTTGTAGCACCTGACAAGCCACCGAATTGAGAATAACGAGGCGTGTTAATCACGACACCGTTTTTTTGATTGTTGTCTGTGGGTCTGCGAGGTGTAGACGAACCTCTGGGCTTAAATAAATCCATTTGTCGCTCCTATTACATTGGGGGGGGCATACCACCGCCAGGAGGAGGAGGCATACCTGGAGGCATACCGCCACCAGGAGGTGGGGGGGGTGGAGGCATTCCACCACCAGGAGGAGGTGTCATACCAGGAAGGGGTGCAGCTGCAAGTGCTTTACTCTCTGGAGTAGCACCGCCAGCTTGAGGTAGAGACTGTAGCATCTGGATTATTTCAGACTGCTGCAGCTCGTTTGTTTTGTTTTTGCGTGGACCAAGCACTTTGTTCAGCGTAGAGATGGCTGTTAATATGGACTTGCCTTCTTCTGAGTCTGAACCAATAGAGGCCAAGGACTGCTCTAGCAAGTCTTGCGCCATTCCAAGGTTGATCATTGCTGCCTGTTTAGAACCCATCTTAGGTTCTGGGGTAGACATAGGCGAACCCATAGGAGGAGTTTCTGCGTCAGGCGGGGCTGAACCCATACCAGCAGATGTAGGCAATACAGGTGGAGGTGCGCCAGCTGACCGTGGGCCACCCATTAACTCCATCAATTTGTCTTGCGGAACACTCATTTATTTCTCCTTGCCCTAGTTTGTAACCACTTACAAACTTTCTGTCAAGTATGGGTGGGAGGTATTTAGCGACATACCCCCCAATGTCGGTTCGTTTCAGAGGTTACCCTCCAAAATTACTTACGCTTATGTTTACGAGCTTTACGCATGGCAATCTCCTGAACAAGCGGTTTCTCGATAAGGGGAGAAACCATACCCTCTTCCTTTGCAAAGAAGTCTTTACCGTCTAGTCTTACGACCACGTTTGTGTGCTTTATACATACTAATCCCCTGTTAAGTTCTGGCGTAAGACCGTTGTGTCCTACCACCAGATGAGTTTTTAACACCAGTCTGACGGTATGTCAAACCAGGTCCTGACGATTCCCGTTTCAGAGTATCAGAGCTGACTCTGGGTTGATCTGCACGGGGTTGAGTTTGTGGTCCACCCACATTCTTTGTTGCCATGATTAACCTACCTTTTTGAGTTCAGGTTTCTCTTTATGAGATGGAGGAGCTGGGGGTTGCCCAGCTTGCTTTGCCTCCATGCGCTTGAGACGAGACTTCAATTCTTCTTTCATGGGTGGTTCGATCAAGTCCAACAAGGACTCTTTGTCGATCACTCCAGCCTTGAAGAGGTTGAAAGCCATCTGTCTGTTGTCTTCCATGAAGATGGGGGAGTTGCTGTGAGCATCCACTTTCACTGTAAAGTTACTGGTGAACTGCTCTGCAATAAACGTGTGGCCTTGCGTGTCTTTGAACCTTGTATCGTCATAAAGCTGCATACATTTGAGGTATAGAGTTGCCAATTTCTCTAGACTGTCCTCAATAACTAATGCCCGCTTTTTCGTTCTAGAAGAACCTAGACGAGCCAGTTGACTTGCATGACCCGCTGACCTCACCCCAGCTTCACCCTTGCCTGANAGGACGTTACCAATACCGCTGGCCTCCTCAAACATAGCATCTACTTCTTTAATTTCTGTAAATAGATCAGGTGGCATATTTGGAGCCATCTTCTCTACTTTTGCATTGGGCATATCTGTGGAGAGTAAGCCACCCGCACGATTCAGCGCAAAGTTCTTCTCGTCCAGAATGCCTGTAAATCCAATCAAAGCCGTGGGTGGGCTTACTTGTTTGGACAACAAATCTAGAATTTCGCTCATGCGTCTGTTACGCAGCTGCTGCAAGTACACCAGGCGCTGCACTTCAGACGCACCCCAGTAGTAATCGTAGAGCGGGTTGGGGCACAGTTGGACAAACGGGAGTTCACCCTTCATGAACAGGGACTCGCCTGGACGGTCATAGATGATCACGTCAGGGTCTGCCTTTGTGACCACACGGTAGTCCGCTAGTTCATCATCCCATATCCACAACTCGGTCATCTCGACCGTATCTTCTGACACCTCGGCTTTGTATCTGTTGCCACCTGACAAGTCTAGGTTCACGTTACCGTACATGGTAGGGTTAGACTGGGAGAGAATTATCCTCTCTAGGCCACTGGCAATTTCTGTCCGCTCGTGTGGCATAGAGCCAACACGGTTTACAATTTCTTCCCGTCTGGGGTGCGAGTAAAGGCGTGCGTACAACTCAGACTTGGTGATGTAGTATTTTTGGATCAACGCCTCTTGTCGGTCAGTGTAGGTGATGTCTTCACGCAACACGCCAACGCTGCCTGGTTCAACCATGTACGGGTGAATCCCGTTGTTCATGATCAACTTGACGTAACTTGTACCGTAGACCAGTGACCAGGTAGTGGCAGTAGAGAACACCTGGTCAGCGTTAGAGTTGAGCCACTCGTCATTGAGTGCCTTGGTGAGCACTGGGACTTTCTGGTGTTCGTTCTCAGGAATAGACGCACCCAAGTTGATGCTGAACCTGGTGGTTTCTGCTGAGTAGAGAAACGAGGTCAGCTGGTCTAAGTGCGGAAAGATTTTGTTGTAGAGGGCTGGGGCTTCATCAGGCCCGTTGCCAAACAAGTACCAGTTTCTCAGAGATGCGTAGTCAATCTTGCGAGAGCCTATAGAGACTTCACATTTGTAGATGACGTCCTTAAAGAACTCATCACGATCTAGCGCATTCTTGGGTATCTTCATGTTTGTACTTTCAGACCCTCGTGATCAACCATTGTCCCAGCACCCGCCTTGGGTGGTGTGAATTGTCCTATATCTCGGGGCATAATGGAAACAGATTCGTCTTTTACGGCCTTAAATTGCCCGCCCATCACAGATTTAAGGTTGATATTACCACCATTGCCCCACATAACGCTATCCCCAGGGCGTGGTTCTTTCTTTTGTTCTGCCATGCGCTTGTTGTTAACCTCCATAGCCTCTGTAGCCTGGGCAAACTCCTTGTCTGACAGCTTATTCTTGCGTTTTAGGTAGCCAGACTGGTGTTCACCCGCTCTGGTGGACTTAATATCGGTCATATCAAAGTCCATAGCCAGCTGTTGGAGGTTTTTGTCTGTTTTTGTAGTCTTGGAAGACTTTATAGCCACTGGTTGAAGAAAAACCACAGATAAAGCGGCATTGCAGCCTTTTATTGGGCATTTGGCCTCTCTAGACTCAAATACACCGTGCGATTCGCAAAAATAGTCCTTTAAAACACCCATATCACCCCCTTTTTGACAAAATATCGTTGAAATTACTGTAATCGTGCCTGTTTACAGACCCTAATTTGATCTTTGCTGCCCCGCTTGACAGGTCAATCTTGAGCTGGGACACCATAGGAACAACTGGTTCTTTCCTAAAATCCACATATCTGTGCCCAGAATACTTACGCATGACCTTCACTCTACCCGTTTTCCAGATCGCATAAGCCCTGTTTACCCGCTTTTGGGTGTACTCGGTCAGCGGTCTAGTCTCTCTGACAAACACTTCTTCCATGTGCAGCTTGGATAAACCCGCCAATTCACCAAATAGTTCAATAGAAATGCCCCTGTCTTTGTCTTTAAAGAACAGTTTTATCTCTTTCATGAGCTGTTGTTTGCTAAGAGCGTGCGTCTTTTCCACCGTAGACTCCGATCATCTTCAAGTAGTTGGAGACATTCTTGCCAACTGCAAGCTGCTCTGGCGTGTACTCGTCTTGTTTCAAGGACATCTCTTTGGACAGACGCATACCAATCAGTCTTGGCTGTACTTGTTCTGCCCAGGCAATCGTTGCTAGAGCAGCTGCTATTACTCGGTCATCCTTGCCACGGCCTGGTGCACCAATAAACCCGTTCTCTCGCACAATGCCCTTCATCTCTTCTAGCGTGTCCATGCTGAAGATTCCCATCATGCCCCGCTCAAAGTAATCTTTCATGTAGGACAGCATCCGCTCTTTAGAACTGGAGCTGGTCACAAACCCGATGGAGGAGGATAGTCCTCCCATGTTGTCCATGCGTCTCCAGATGTAGTTGGACATACTGCCGAGCACGTCCATCAAGCCTCGGCCTGTGTCACCCGTCATGGCTGCTGCCAGGCGTTTGAGGTTTCTAAGTTCGTTGATCACTGCCTGACCTGGACCGTTCACCTCTAGGTTGAGCGTACTATTCTTATAGGCCCCCGCCAGATGAGCAATAACCCATGCGAATTGGTAGGTGTTGAGTTCTGATGTTGCAAACTCTGCCACTTGATCAAGACCATCCGCATAAACTCGAAACACCTGAATGCAGAATCTATCGGCCCAGTCTGATGACCCGTAGGCTGGATCAGCACCAATGACGTAGTAGGCTGAGTCAACTGGTTGCTGCCATATTCTAAGGGAAGCGAGACGATCTGTTGATTGAAGGCACTCTGTATCTTGGAAGAGTTGCCCAAATGCGTATCTGTAACACTCATAGTCCAACCCCTTTGCATACTTAGCTGCGTCTGTGCAGCGACTGTTAGAAAAGAAACTCGTGCCAGTCATGACAAACGCATAGTCCTCGGTAGGCGGGAACTCCTGGTACATGAGGGTCTCGTCCTTAATCCCCTCTGCCATCTTCCACCTCCACCAGGCCATCTGTCTGCTGTTGACCTCCACCCCGTACAACTTTTTGATTTCCCTGACCCACTCTTTTTCATCAGACTTGAGTTTGCCATCCCAATACACTTTGTACTCTTTGCTCTCAGCGTCAACGCTGTAGTATTCGTTTCTCCACCAGCCACAGAAGATCGCACGCTGGGTGCGTGCCTTCTTAGCCGTCTTGTACATATCGTGGAACATATTGAACCCTTGAGCTGTGGATTCAAAAAGATATAGACGTTCTGGGTTCTTCTCTGCGAGTGAGGCAATGAGAGAGGCTAGTCCTTCTTCATTTCCCCAGGATGCGGTCTCTGTACCATGTAAGTAAGTGATAGCCTTACCTTGGCCCAGTCGAGCTTTGTTTCCCGCAATCTGATAGAAAATACGACTTCTGTTCTTGAGGACCATTTGGTTGCGATTGTGGGCCACCAGCGGAATCTTGTACTCTTTGGGTAGACCCTCAATGTACATTCCCAATGTTGAGCGGAACATATCCCTGTTCTCCTCTGTATCTGCAACGAGTGTTCCTTGCCACCCAGGATGTGTGAACTGCCAATACAAATCCAATGCCAACGACACTGTGGTGATCCCCANCTGCCTTCCNTTNAGTATGACGAAAAAGTGGACATCTTCTTTTANCCCNTTATCAATNTCACCCATCACATACGATTGAGTCCCCAGNAGTTTGCCCATCTTCTTGAGACCCTCTTCCTTGGTCTCAATCTTGAGTTCACTACAGAACTTGTAGAACTGCTGGAGGTTGAAGTTCATAGGGGTGTTCTACAGGGCAACATATTGTTGTAGTCAAACGTGTTGTTCCTAATGCCCTTACAGATGTTGTGAAACAAGGTTGCATTGTTGGGCATTCTGCCCTGGTACAAGTGAAACACCCCTCCCTCAAAGTGTGTGCCTATCCCGTACTTCCCGTAGGTATGCAAGTCCCACGCCCCCTCTTCTGGGGTCTTGAAGTAGTGGGTTGGATAAAGAGTCTTGTACTTGACCTTGTAAATCTCTGCAGCATAGCTGACGTTCTCTGCCACGTCACACGTCTCATTCTCGCAGAATGACGGTCTGCCCATATCGTCCCAGATGTCTCTGTGAATGGCAAAGAAGGCGGGGGCTGCATAGATATGTGAATAGGGTGCAATGTGATTACTCACCTGGGCAATCCCCACCATGCTCTTGTTGTTCAGGGCAAACGAGATAGCCTTATCCACAATCTCTTTGTTCATAGGCACACAATCAATATCCAGAAACAACTTCACCTCTGCCATGCTTGACATCATGATGTTGTCCATCCAAATCCCGTGGGGTATCTCTTGTTCTGTGTAGTTCACCGTCAAGCCTAAATGCTCACAGGTTTCTTTGTGAGCGTTGACAATGAGACGGTCTACATTAGGCCAGTGTAAACAGTGAATCTGGGGTTGCATCATTTGTAAATCATCCTGGCTAGTTTATAAATCTCTACTGTCTTGTCTGTCATCATGATCATTTGTGAATCAACAGGTGGCACTTCTCCTACCGCCTTGTAGTGCTCCACTACCCTAGTCGAGTAATTCACAGTAGGCTTTAATGATCTGGCTACCCTGACATTATGAGCCTTGACATTTGCCCACATATGACGGTCTCCTACCGCACAGTCAGCTCTACTCTTAAACATCCAGTTGCGTGCCAGGTGATGCGCTGTAGGCCCAAACAAATAACAGTTGGTGTCGTTAAAGTCATACCCGTCTGACTCCTCGTCCACACACATCCACGAGCCGTCTTCTCTGTAAAGGTTTCTAGGACAGGTCACCACGTCCACGTTGGCCTCCTTCATGACCCCCAACATTGTCTCTAGGTGATTGGGTTCATACCAACAGTCTGCATCCAAAAAGGCAATGTAGTCGTACCCCTGTGCAGACGCTACCGCAGCCCCCACCCCTCTGGGTGTGTCTCCAAAATCCGCATTGTTGGGTAATGTGATGTGCTTGATCCAGGACAACTTCTCCACCACCTCATTAGGATAACCGTCTGCCACCATGAAGTGATACACATGATTGTGCGTCTGGTGACCCACACTCGTCATGCACTTACTCAACGTCTCTAAACTCTCTTTGTAATAAGGCGTGATCACTGCTATTTTGTTCATTCAGGTTTCCCCATTCTTTCGTCATCCCACCTGGCAATCTCTAGTCGCACTTCTTTGTTCTTGGCACAGCTGATCAACTCTTTGTAAAACAACTCCGAATATGTTTCACGCCACTCTTTTGCCAACTTCTCTTACTCGGTTTACTAATGCAAGCGAGGGCACGTTGCATCTCCTTCCTGAGTTTCACACGAGATGCGTACAACTGCTGTTGCATATCCTTCTGCAAATCCATACCCATATGCCTCTGCTACCAATTTATTCTTCTCTCTCTGCACCTGGACAAGACTCTCCCACAAGACACGACACCGTGCCCTCAGTTCGTCTTCTTCTTCCCAGAGCAGATTACCCAACGTCT